CCGCTTCTTTATTTCAGTGTATATCTGATACTCCTCTACCACGTCAGACATAGCCGTATGAGATTCTACATGGTCAGGGTTCTGGACTAAAAATCCGTAGGCTACTTCTGCATTAGTTCTTAGGTTACCAGCCCCACTTATAAATCCGTGCTCCTCACAATACCTTGGAAAATCCTTCCTGTTTTTGACAAAGTTGCAGAAGACGGTATAGAGGTCAGTCTTTTTGATTCCGTCAAACATCTTGAACTCCTTCCCCCGTAGCAGGTTGTTAGTGTGGGAAAGGGCATCTAGGTCAAAGGGAAGATTGTAGGCTATTACTTCTTTAACGTCATACTCCTTGATATGCCTCCACAACCTAAGCATAATGTCCAACCAAGGAAGCACTTCAATATTAAGGGAAAGGTACTTGTTTACCTTCCCCTCACCATAGAACGGAATCCCTTTCAGCTTTTCTACCTTGAAGGTTTCCATAACAAGGTAGTTCCGCTTGACGATGCCCCACTTTGGATTAAACACCATGTACCCAATGTCAAACACCGTATTGTCCGGCTTAAGGCCATAGGTTTCAGTATCAAATATAAGTTTACTCGGTATCATTCTCATCATTCCATCCCCCTAGTGTTATCATCCTTCTGGTAGTAGTGCCATTCTCCCTTGATTACCAGTGATTCCTTCCATTCCTCTTTACACTTGGAGGAAGTATACTCTCCCATGTAAAACACGTTTACCCCGTGCTCCGCAAGGAAAGGAGTTAACTTGTCGCTGTCCTCAAAGTGGGCTATGGAATTAAGTTCTTTCAGGATTGATAGTTTGTCTCCTGCATGAGAGACAATCCCGTCAATTCTGATGTTTGAATTTTCGCAAAACTCTGATATTTCGTGAATATCCTGAGTTCTAGCTGTCACTACCACAACCCTGAATATTCCAGAATTTATCATAGTTCTAAAAAAATTCAATCGCTTCTGACCAATCGACAGAAAGCACTTGGTGTACAGGGTATCATCGAAATCCACGGTTATTGTTGGAATTGCCATAATCTTTCCACCCTTCTGAATAGGTTGAATTCCTCTATAAGTATGGAAGCGATAGGCTCACGGCAGGCAATCCGTTAAACACCCGTTTGCTTCCTTCTTGTCAAGTTGCTTGTTCCCCGCTTTCTGGGTACAGTTTACCATGGTCTCCCCACCCTGTCAACCCTCCTGCGAAAAGACTAAAGATTCCGATCATTCAGTCTATTCAGAATATTACAAGTTCCATATTTCACAAGCCATGGTCTGAATAGTCTGAATAGTCTGAATTGTGCGAATTTTCTGACAATTTGACCCCGGCTGGTCTAAAGATTCTGAATAGTCTGAATTGTGCGAATTTTCTGACAATTTGACCCAGGCTGATCTGAAGATTCTGAATAGTATGAATCTTACAAGTTCCATATTTCACAAGCCATGATCTGAAGATTCTGAATAGTCTGAATTGTACGAATAGTCAGAAAATTCGACCACGGCTAACTATTCTGAATTGTGCGAATTTTCTGACAATTCGACCCCCAGACGGAATTTTCTGAATAGTCTGACAAGTCGACCACGGCTAACTAGTCTGAATTGTGCTAATTGTCAGAAAATTTGACCACCGACTGAAGATTCTGAATAGTCTGAATAGTACTAATAGTCTGGAGTTTCTAAATAGTCTAAATAGTCTGAATAGTCTACATAGTCTGAATTGTATGAATTTTCTGACAATTTGACCCCCAACTAAAGATTCTGAATAGTCTGAATTGTACGAATTTTCTGATAATTCGGCCTCGACTGAATAGTCTGAATAGTCTGACAATTTAACCCCGACTAAAGATTTAGAATAGTCTGAATTGTACGAATTTTCTGATAATTCGGCCTCGACTGAATAGTCTGAATAGTCTGGCAATTTGATCTCGACTGAATAGTCTTAATAGTCTGATAATTCGACCCAGACTAAAGATTTTGAATAGTCTGACACTTCAACCTCGACTGAATAGTCTGAATAGACTGAATAGTCTGAATAGACTGAATAGTCTGAATAGACTGAATAGTCTGAATAGACTGAATAGTCTGAATAGTCTGGCAAGTCGACCCCCAACTAAATTTTCTGGCATGTATACTTTTTCTGAAGATTCTGAATAGACTGAATTGTACGAATAGTCTGACAATTGGACCACGACTGAAGATTCTGAATAGTCTGACACTTTTGAATTATCTAAATTGTATACCAGACCCAAAGGCTTCAAAGGGTGGGGGCCTGACTTTTCAACTGAGCCAATAGAAATAAAGCCCCCATAATAAGGCTTCCTTGTTTTAGTTTGTGAAAAAGTTAACAATGTAAATATAAAAAATTTTTTTAAATTTTTAAAGTAAGCACTCCTTGTTTTAGTTTGTGAAAAGTTAATGATATAAATATAAAATTTTTTTTGTAAATTTTTACTAGTTTGCTTCTTGTTGGAAACGTATGCTATAATTAGATTGATCATTATGGATATTGGAGGGGGTACTGGTATGGATGAGATGAAAGATGTACAGAGGATAGATTGGATGATTAATTTTTATTTTGATATGCTACAGAATGCAGAATTGGATAAGGAGAAATTAAGTGCTAGTGGTATGTTAGTTGATCTTATGAATTTGAAGTTCAAATACCTTGGGGTTGAGAGGGAAGAAAATAGAGGTAAAATGACAGAGAAGGAAGTGCGAAAAAGGTTAAGTGCCGCTGGTGTTAATCTGTCTGGAGTTTCTTCCAGTTCCCCTGAGGAGAAGAAAGATGAATAGAGGTTGGATTGGGGTAGATGTGTTAGGGTGGAGCATAATACCGGAAGGGTGCTGAGTTATGTCTGATATAATGTATATGACAGTATCGATTGTTGTTATTGCGCTTGGTGCAATTGGATTGTTTAAATGGTGTGGGTGGTAGAGTATGCCTAATTTAAAATCTGCTATATGTGATCCTTTGCTGTATACTGATGTACTAGGTGGGTTTCTTCCTGCATTCTTTCCACATATAACGGAAGCGATAAAACCGGATGGGAGCAAGATTGTCTTCAAGTCCCCTAAGTTTCACCATGAGATTATTGATTGCTTGAAAGAGCAGCATCCTAAGACGGTGATTATTTCTTCACGTGGGAGCAGTAAGAGCACTCTTATTACGTTTCTGTGGGTGCTGTATTGCTCTTGCTATGGGATGTCTGCTTTTACAATAATAGTGTCTGATAGCTTTAAGAAAGCATGCAACTTCTTGGATAGGATTAAAAGGGAGATTACTGATAATAAGTTTTTATCGGATACATTTGAAATAGAGCCTGGGGTTCCGTGGAGCCAAGGGGAGCTGGTTTTGAAGCTGGGGTGGCTCGGTGGGAAGCGGATCAGGTTGCTTGCACGTGGTGCTGGACAGTCACTACGTGGATACGTTGATAATGTTAGACCACAGATGATTGTCTTAGATGATATTGAAGAAGAAAATAATACTGCAACTCCTGATAAGAGGGCGAAGATACGGGATTGGCTGTTCGGGCAGGTGCTTCCATCACTAGACCCTGTGAATGGGAGATTGGTGTTTGTTGGCACAATTGTTCATGAAGATGCTATGCTTGCTAGATTGTATAAAGACCCACCAGCTGGGTGGGTGGTGAAGAAGTATTCTATATTGAATGAAGCTGGAGAGAGTATTTGGCCTGAACGATTTCCTGTGGAAAAGATAATGCAAATTAAAGAAGAATATGCTAGAAGTGGGACATTGATGCGGTTTATGATGGAATATATGAATAATCCTGCTGCAGCTGAATTCAGAGTGTTTGAAAAAGAACATATAAGATACTATAATCCGTTTTCACTTACAGGTGACTTACGACACTATATGGCTGTTGACTTCGGGTATGCTGTTGAAGGAGATTCTGATTTTACAGTTGTGATGGTGGGCGGGATTGATGATGCTTCAAATATATATGTTCGTGAGTATGTTCGTAGAAGAATGAAACCAAACGAAACATTGCAGATTATTACTGAACTGTATAATAAATATAATTGCAATGCTGTAGGGATTGAAACGAACGGTCCACAAAAAGTATACTATTATATGCTGGATGAACATGTGAAAAGCTTTGCTCTACATAATGTACGAATTATAGAACTTAATCACTTGATAAAAAAAGAACATAGAATTATGAATTTACAGCCAAAATTCTATGAAGGGAAAGTGTTCATGCTTCCTGATATGCATGACCTTGAAGCTGAATTATTGAAGTTTACTCCTAATGGCAGGAGCGCAGGGCATGATGATACCATCGACACATTGAGCAACCTTGTTATGACTATGAATAAGGTGAATGCCACTTCTCCTAGAAAGAAGTATAATCCGTTGGATTTTTCCAATTATGATCAGATGCCAACACATACTGTTTATCTTCCATAGAGGTGAAGACATATGAGCGATCCGATTCTTAATTTATTGTTTACACAGTATTTGGAAATACGTGGTAAAGACGCTTTTGAAAAGTTCCCTGATGAAACACCTTCAACTACACCTTCCAATGAGACTAGACTATACTACACAGACGTTCCAGCAACATGGCATAGACATATACTAAACTATGAAGGAGGATATGTAAACCACCCTGCGGATAAAGGCGGGGAAACTAACCTCGGAATCACTATAGGTACATTAAACAAAGCGAAAGCACGTGGTCTAGTACCTTCACATATAAGTATTAAAGATTTATCAAAACACCCAGAATATGTGTATACTATATATAATGTAATGTATTATAAAGACTGTTTATGTGATAAGATTCCTGCAATGCTTTCATTCGCATTCCATGATTCTTGTGTTAACCATGGTAGAGGTGGCAAGACTGCTAAAGGAACACCCATTGGGGCGGGGATGCTTCTTCAAGATTTGCTGATAAATAAATATAAAAAGAACATTACATTTGATGGCGTTGTTGGAGCTAAATCAATTGAAGCATTAAATGAAGTACTTCAGACAAACAGTTCTGAAAAATTGACTAAAGAATTTAATGATAGAAGAGAGCTTTATTTTAAACGAATTGTTGAAAATAATCCTTCTCAACAAGTGTTTATTAATGGATGGCTTAATCGTTTAAAGAAAGTTCGTACTATGTGTGAAGGAAGGGTGGTATAATTGGCGGATATAGACTACAGGGACTTTGTTGAAGTTCTTGATAATACAAAAGATGAAGATCCATTTATGTCTTTATCAGATATGAATTCTCCTGATAAACCTGATAGAAAGATAATTTCTCAAGTAAACAAAGTAATTAAAGAAGCAGAAAAAGAAGCTGAAAATGAAGATACTGTAGAGTATGAAGAGGAGACTCCACGTACTGATGCTTTTGATGAACGATCATCTATGGAAGAAGATGATATTCTTCGTGCTGTAAAAGAAGATAGAGATGCTGCTGTGCAAGCACAGGCTAATTTTGCTGAAAGGATAAAAAGCTGCTATAATGCGTATCATGCCATAGTAGATGCAAAATATAATATTCCTGGTAGAAGTTCTATAGTTTCTTCAGATGTTATGGACACAATTGAATGGATGATGCCATCACTTATGCGTGTGTTTACAGCATCACACGACATAGTAGTGATACAGCCTGTAGGCGGGGAAGACGTTACTGCAGCAGAACAGCACCAAGCACTCCTTAATTATCAGTTTAATTATAAAATGGAAGGCTTTACTAAATTTTATACGTGGTTTAAAGATGCACTTATTTATGGATTTGGTGTTATCAAGATTACATGGGAAACTTTCTATGAAAAGAAATCTCTGTTCTATGAGGAAATGACTGAAGACGAGTTTACAGCTCTTTCGGTCCAGACTAATATCTCTATAGAAAGCTTTGATGAATATGAAGATGTTTCAGTTATAAAATCTGAAGATTCAGAAGGAAATAAAACTGAAACTGTTGAAACAGCAACTATGTACAGAAATGTTGTTGCATTTATTAAAAAGAATGTGTATTCTGGTCCATGGATAGAAAATATACCAGTATCTTCCTTCTATATAGAGCCTGGGGCACGGTCAGTTCGTGAAGCTAACTTTGTTGGTCATAGAGTTAGACGAACAATGGACTACCTTAGACGTATGGAAAGAGAAGGGATATACCATAATGTAAGTGAAGTAATTCCTTATGCGGAAGGTGACTCTGAATATTCAGAACTTGCACAGATAACAGAGCTTGAAGGCGACTATGCAGGTCTAAATAAAGAGCTTATACCAACACCTTCAGATGGACGAGAATATAAATGGGTGTGGGAATGCTGGGTAAAGCTGGACATTGATGGTGACGGATTACTTGAGCCACTGCTTGTAACTTTTACTGATGATGTACTACTTAGAGTGGAAGAGAATCCATTTGACCATGGTGAGCCTCCTTTTGAGACACTTGTACCAATAGTAGACTGCCACAGGCTATATGGAATTTCAATTACTGATATGGTAGTTGAATTCCAAAGAATGAAAACATCATTGTATAGAAATATATTTGATAACATTGCCTTTTCTGTAAATAACTTTTACCTTGTTGCAAGAAACTCAGGTACTGATATAGGGGCACTTCTTAATGTTAAACCTGGTGCTGTTGTGTTTACAGAGGATGTTAACCAAAGCGTTCGTGAAATGAAACCAGAAACAATGGCACCCACTATATTTAATCTGTTTGAATACCTCGACACATGTAAAGAGAACAGATCAGGAATTACTAGGTACTCTCAAGGTCTTGATAGTAAATCTTTAAATTCAACGGCAACAGGCGTATCTGCCATTATGACAGCCAGCCAGCAAAGAATAGAGCTTATTGCAAGGCTTCTTGCTGAAACTGGTGTTAAGTATGCTTTTAGAAAAATGATTGCCCTTAATCAACAGTTTATAACAGATAAGATGGTTTTAAGGCTATTTAATAAACCATTAGAGATCACTCCTGATAAACTTGATGGAAGTTTTGATTTAATGGTGAATGTTGGTATTGGCGCAGGGCTAAAGGAACTACAGCAGTCACAGATGTTAAATTTATTAAATATCCTTCCGTCATTAGCACAGCTTGGTCTTGTGAAGCCAAAACATGTCCACTATGTTGTTTCTAAACTTCTTGAAAGCATGGGATACAAGGATATTGAAAACTTTATTGAACTTCCGCCAGAAGGTGCTGGAATGCCACAAGGACAACAGCCATCAGTTGAGGCGCAGCCAATGCAAGTAGCTGAAGGACAGGGATCACCACTTGATGCCCCAAGCATGTTTGGGATGTAGCCCCTTACTGCTTCAGTCAAGTATGATAATCTAAATATAGATTCATTTGGAGGTGCATACTGTAGTGGATGTTGAACGTCAACTTAGAGCATATGATCTTATTAATTCAAACGAATGGAAGCTGTTAAAAGAACTTCTTACTAACTATGCTAATGAGCTTGTTGTAAAGGGCATCAGACTTGGGGCAGAAGAGTCCAATGACAGAAAAAGAGTTGTATTCTTTGCCACTGCAAGGTACTTTGAGGACTTTATAACACAGCTCGAATCGCAAGGTAAGAAAGAAGTTATTGACAATAAAGAGCAGGGACAGACTAGACAAGTTGTCCCTGAATTTTAAGGACGACCGTAAGGCAACGTCCGGAATAGGAGAGATAGCGAATGTCGTCATGGAACTTCCCGCAAGGAACTGAGCCACTCGATACTGATCAGGAGATACTTGAGGAAGCTCTGGCAGAAGAGGCCCGTCAGACAGACGAATCAGCCTTACCAGAGGTTGCTGAAGCTACTGAAGTAAATGAACCACAGCAAATGGGAATGTCAGCCGACCAAGCTGATGCTGACCATCAGACCGATGGTGAAGGAGTACCTTATGCGCTGTTGAAAGTTTATGGAAAGTACATTCCTGTTCAGACAAAAGAGGAGCTTATTAACCTTGCACAGCAAGGCGTGGATTATGACAATAAGATGTACAAGCTACGTGAATGGAAAGATGTTATTAACGTAGTTGAAGAAAACAAAGTTATTCAAGAATTAATTCGTAGAGCACTTAAAAAGGAAGATATTGAGGAATATGTAAGTTTTGATGGTGTTAATACTACTGACATAAACGACTCGAAAAAGTTTAAAGAATATCTAAAGAAGCAAGTAGACAAAGAACTTAGTCCATATAGGGCAAAAATAGATGAACTTGAAAAAGAATTATTTTTCTCTGAGTTAAGGTCTAAGGATCCAGAACTATTTGATATAGTTCTTGATTTATGCAAAAAGATTTACATGATTCCAGAAGGTGAACCAAACGCTATTCCAGCTGGGCTTAAAACCCAGATAAATGAGGACAAGGAAGTATTTAAAATCTTCTATAACTTTATAAGGGAAAAGGTGGTTGCCTACCAGAACAACCAACCTCAACCTGAGACTCCAGTAAACTTTAAACCTGGAATGACAAAGGCATCTGACAGTATGCCTGAAAAGCAGGTTAGTCAGGGGTCTCAATTAAAGAGAAGTGTAAGAAAAGTCCCTATCCTTGAAAATGGAAGAGAAAATATATCTACTGGAACAAGTAATCTTTCTGATGCAGAAAAGATCTGGAACATGCCTTCTTCAAAGTTTCAAGAACTTCTTAAGAGAGCCGAGTCAGGGTATAAACGCTAAAAAATTATATAAAATTAAAGATAGGAGTTGTTTTAGTTGGCATACAATATGTCCGTTACAGGTACCACCCCCCCATCTGCTGTAGGTGGTGATGTTACTGGTTGGCAACACGCTGATGGTGGTGCTGGAGAACTTTTTTCTGCTGCTCAAGCATACTATGATAGGAAGCTTCTTGAAAGGTCCAGACCTAAGCTAATTGCTCAGGATTTTGGTCAGAAGAGACCACTTCCTTCTAATAACTCTCTGACAATTAAGTTCAGAAAGTATAATGACCTTTCCAGAGCCATTTCCAGCCTTCAGCTTGCTGAAGGTACTGTTGGTGACGGAGAGAAAATGTCGATCACTGACATCCTTGCGGCTGTCAGGCAGTATGGTAACTTCGTTACCATTTCAGACCTTGTTCAAGTGTCTATTGAAG